CAAATGGCAAAAAGATTAAACGTACCCTTAACAGAGTACGCAAAATATGTTAAAAGGTAATAGTTATGACAGAAAAAGATAACAAAGATTTAAACAGAACACCACGTTCTGCCGACACTCGAGCTAATAAAGTAGCTCGCAAACCATGGAGCCCACCATCTACGTTGGATACTCCTCCTGCACCTGAAGGTTATACTTACAGGTGGATACGAGCCGAAATTGTAGGCCAAGAAGATCGTAAGAACGTAACTTCTAGATTAAGCGAAGGTTTCGACCTAGTAAGATCAGACGAGTTACATACTTCTGACCAAGATCGTTTTGATACCCTACAACAAGGTAGACACGCAGGAGTTGTTGCACGAGGTGGTTTGCTATTGGCTAAGATTCCTAATGAAACACGTGAGGAAAGAAACTCCTACTATGCTAAGCGTGCACAAACCCAGCAAGATGCTGTGGATAACGATTTGATGAGGGAATCAGATCCTAGTTCTCCGATGTTAAAACCTCAGAGATCAAGCAAAGTAACTTTTGGCGGTGGTCAGCGAAGTTGATCACTAAAACTTAAAATAACAAATATAAGGTGACTTATTATGGCTAACAAAAATGCCCCTTTCGGAGCAAGAGTCGTAGGTAAATTAGGTTCTGCACCACAAAACGGTGGAACAACAGAATACTCGATTGCCTCTGGCGCTTCTGGGAATATTTTTTCAGGCGATTTAGTAAAAATGACCAACACAGGTACTATTTTAGTTTCTGCTGCTGGTGATGAGTCTATTGGTGTATTTAGAGGATGTAAATTTACAAACTCTTCAGGTGAACCGGTTTTCAGTTCACACTACCCTGATGGAACTGTATCGTCCGATATCGTTGCGTTCGTAGTAGATGACCCTGACGCTGTATTTGAAATTCAAAGTGCAGGTTCTCCAGCTCAAACTGATGTCGGTTTGAACGCAGATATTTCTTACACTGCCGGATCTACCAAAACTGGTATGTCAGCAGTAGAATTATCTGGAACAACAGCAGCTACAACTGCTACGTTCAGAATTATGGGCTTTTCGAGTGACCCAGATAACAGTGCAACAGGTTCAGCTAACGTGAATGTGATTGTTAAATTTAATGAGCATTTTTATGTCGACCCAACAGGAGTATAAATAATGGCAATTAACAGATCGCAACTAGCGAAAGAATTAGAGCCAGGTTTAAACGCCTTGTTCGGCATGGAATACTCAAGATATGAAGCTCAACATACAGAAATTTTCGATACTGAAACTTCTGATAGAGCGTTTGAAGAAGAAACTCTAATCGTAGGGTTTGGTAATGCAGAAGTAAAAGCTGAAGGTAGCGGTGTCAGATTTGATACAGCTAACGAAGGTTATACTTCACGTTATACCCACGAAACAGTGGCTTTGGCATTCGCACTAACTGAAGAAGCAGTAGAAGATAACCTGTATGACAGGCTTGGAGCAAGATACACTAAAGCACTAGCTAGATCTATGGCTAACACAAAGCAAATCAAAGCTGCTTCTGTATTGAACAATGCGTTCTCTACAACAGGTGGTGATGGTAGCACTTTGGTAGCAACTGATCATGCATTAGGCGGCGGTGGCACTTTAGCAAACAGAGCAACCACTATGGCGGATCTCAATGAAACTTCACTTGAAGATGCATTAATTAATATCTCTACATTTACGGATGATAAAGGTCTTAACATTGCGTTAAAAGGTATGAAGCTCATTATTCCACCACAATTAGTATTTGTGGCTGACAGATTATTACAAACTCCTGGAAGAGTTGGTACGTCTGACAACGACATTAATGCTATTAAGAATACTGGTATGCTACCTGATGGTTATGTTGTAAATAACTATCTGACAGACACAGATGCTTTCTTCTTGAAAACAGACTGTCCTGACGGATTTAAGTATTTTGAAAGATCACCAATGACAACTTCATTGGAAGGTGACTTCGATACTGGCAACATGAGATATAAGGCTAGAGAGCGTTACAGCTTCGGATATTCTAACTTTAGAGCCGTTTACGGTTCTCAAGGAGCTTAAGGAACGATTTATTGTAGCGTTTCTCACTCAACTACAATTATTTAAGGGAGCTTCGGCTCCCTTTCTTTTTTCTAAAATAAGGTATATCATTTAATTCTAGGATTTATTAACTTGTTCTACAGACTGACCTAGCAGACAAGCCAAGACGGTAGAACTTATTTCCCAGGAGGAAATTATGGCAAAATCAACATTCTCAGGTCCAGTTAAATCATTATCTGGATTTATCTCAGCAGGTAATGCAAATGTGGTTAGCTTAACTGCTGACACAACACTTACAGTAGATGCACACGCAGGTAAAGTTCTTACTTGTAATGATGCTGATGGTAAGTTTACATTACCTAGCATTGTAGCTACTGCACCAGGTTCAGATGATGATCCAAATCAAACTAACAACTTAGGTGCTACATTTACTTTTGTAATTGAAACAGCAGCTACAGACTTAGATATTAAAACTGACGGAACAGATAAGTTCGTAGGTGGGGTACTTATGGGTAAAAGCGATGCAGCAGGAAAAGCATTTTTCTCAGGTGCTAGTAATGATGTTATTACTTTAAATGGTACAACTAAAGGCGGAATAGTAGGAACAATCATTAAAGTTACAGCAATAGGTGCAGCCAAGTACGCGGTAGAAGGTATTAACCTTGCTTCTGGTACTGTAGTAACTCCATTTGCTGACGCGTAAGGAGTAATTTATGGCAGACGCAGTAACTTCAACAACAATACAAGATGGTAATAGAATAGCTGTTATACAGCTAACTAATACATCTGATGGTACTGGTGAAAGTGCAGTCACAAAGGTAGATGTTAGTGCTTTAGCTGCTAACACTGCTAATGGTCAAGCTTGTACAGGCGTTAAGCTTGGTAGAATTGTTTATTCTACTTTTGGAATGAGCGTAAAACTTTTATGGCACGCTACTACCAATACTATATGTTGGGATCTTAATTCAGACTATACAACAGATGAAGATTTTACAGACTTTGGTGGTATACAAAATACTGCTGCGGCTTCTGGTAAAACAGGAGATATCAAGTTGACTACAACTGGTGCCTCAAGCGGAGATTCTTACGTTATAGTCTTAACTTTAATTAAAGATTACAGCTAAGATGAATGGCTGAATATAAAGGCAAAACAGTAACTTTAAACAGACCTAGGGCTATCCCAAAAGGTAGCCCTGGATATGGTAAGAAGCGAAAAGAAGTTTTTGTTAAGAACTGTAGTAGCGAAAGTAGTAGAGTCAAAAGAATTACTTTTGGCGATGCAAAAATGGGTATGCACAAAAATACTGCATCAAGAAAAAAATCATACTGTGCTAGAAGTAGCGGAATAAAAAGTGATAGATGTAGTGCTAACTACTGGGCTAGAAGAGACTGGGATTGTTAGATGGCGAAAAAAGAAACCAAAAAAGATGCTTGTTACCATAAAGTAAAAGCTAGATATACAAAAGACGGCGGCACTTGGCCATCTGCTTATGGCTCTGGGGCTTTAGTAAAATGCAGAAAAGTTGGTGCAAAAAACTGGGGTAATAAATCTAGAGTAAAAAAAGCTACTGGAGGTGCTGTAAGAGGACAAGGTATTGTAATGCCTGATAGATTAAGATAATGGCTAGCGACAATTTAAAGAAATGGTTTGATCGCAACGATGGAAAAGGTTGGATTGATTGTAAAACTGGTAAACCTTGTGGAAGAAAATCAAGAACAAAATCTAAAAGACCATATCCAGCATGTAGACCAACCAAAGCACAATGTAATGATGCTAAAGACAAAAAGAAAGGTCCAGATAGAATTAGTTGGAAAAAACCAAAAAGAAAAAAAATGTATGCAGGTGGTACTGTTAGAGGTCAAGGAATTGTTATGACTAATAGATTAAGATAGAATAATATTATGGCAAAATTAAAAAACCCAAAAAAAGCAGATCTTAACAAAGATGGTAAAATTAACTCTTATGAAGAAAAAAGAGCTAAAGCTATTGAAAAATCTATGGCTGCACAAAATAGAGTTAAAAAGAAAAATGGTGGTTTCATAGCCAAAGGTTGTGGATCTGTCATGGATCAGAAAAGAAAAGTAACTACAATAAGTTAGGAGTATAAAATGTATAAAAAAACAAAAGGTTATGCAATGGGCGGTTCTGTCAAAGGAACTAAATATATGGCTAAAGGCGGTGCAGCAAAAGGCACTAAATATATGGCTAAAGGCGGTGCTATGAAGGGCACCAAGTACATGGCCAAAGGTGGTGCCATGAAAGGTACTAAATATATGTCAAAAGGCGGCAAAGTTTAATTTGCACCTTAAATGTCATATTTAATTTCTAACATACCTCAGTTTAAGTGTTGGGTAAGAAAAGAATTTACAGCCAACCATAGTAATTATCACGGAGAGTATCTACATGCTCTTGTTATAGGTGTAAACACCATTCCAGATAGATCTTTATCGTTTCAAGTAGTTTTTACTGGATGTGAAATAGATAATGAAGAAGATGCACCAAATGTTCATGGTGGTGCCATGTGGGCAAGAATGCCAATCCAAGGATTAGTTGCAGATATACCATTAGAAGAATGGCCTACTGCTATGGAAGATCATTTAGCTCAACCTTGGGATTGTTTAAGTCATGATCACTCTGTTGTAGTTTTAGATAGAGTAAGTTCGTCACCCTGGCTTTGTAAAATAGGTGGTGAGTTTCACATGGGTAAATATTTGTTTACTGTAGATTACACTGAAAACTCTATTGCTGATGATCCCGCTCAACATAAACAATCACATGTGTTATATTTAACAGATGCTGGTGAATATACTGGTAATTTTGTAGCTTTACCTAATAATAGAGTAAGAGCAACAAATCCTGCTTTATGGCGTGTAGGTGAAGGAGCACCAGACTTTATGCCTTCACAATGGACACATTCAGCAGAACAACATGAAAGTTATATAGATCCAAACATAACATTTGATAATTTGTATAACCAAGAGGATAATAAATAATGGCATTATCAGGTAGCACAAATTTTGAACCAAACGTAACTGAGTTTATTGAAGAAGCTTATGAACGCTGTGGTTTAGAGCTAAGAACAGGTTATGACCTAAAAACTGCTATTCGCAGTGTAAATCTAATGTTAGCAGAATGGGCTAATCGTGGTTTAAACCAATGGACTATAGAACAAGGTACAGAAACAGTTGTAGAAGGACAAAATGATTACCCTCTCAACACAAATATTATTGATGTACTAGATGTCGTAGTTCGTAGAACAGTAAACAATGTACCAACAGATATAAGCATTAGTAGAATAAGTAGATCTGAGTTTATTAATATTCCTAACAAAACTACCAAAGCTAGACCATCACAGTTCTTTTTTGATAAGTTATCTACGCCAGTATTAAAAGTATGGCCTGCTCCCGAAAACAGTACAGACGTGCTTGTATTTAACAAAATAGTAAGAATGGATGATGCAGATAAGGCTACAAACACCATGGATATGCCTTTTAGGTTTTATCCTTGTTTTGTTGCAGGTTTAGCTTATTACATATCATTAAAAAAGAATCCACAGCTTACCCCACAATTAAAAGCTATATACGAAGAAGAGTTCCGTAGAGCAGCAGATCAAGATGAAGATAGAGCTTCGTTTAGAGTAAGACCTTACACCAGGATGAATTAAAATGGCTTACGCTTTAGGTAAGTTTGCACGTGCTTTATGCGATAGATGTGCGTTTGAATACAAATTAAGTGAGTTGAAACAAGAATGGAATGGTGCAAAGGTTTGTTCTGAATGCTATGAACCAAAACATCCACAGTTAGAGCCACTTACTGCTAAAGCAGACCCAGAAGCACTATACAAACCAAGACCTAATAATGATCAAGAAGAAGGTGAGGGTTTTGTTGTTGTAGTAAATTCAAATATATATAAACCAGATTTTATGAATCCCTCCACGCTACCAACAAACTTTGTGGTACCAAAGATGACAGGTGGATTAGGTGAGGTTACAATAGTTATAACATGACACTAGCAGAGCTTAAAACATTAATACAAAACTACGTACAAAACTCAGAAACTACTTTTGTTAATACGTTAGATGACTTTATTAAAAATGCAGAAGATAGAATATTTGAGTTAATTCAATTAGATTACTTTCGTAAAAATGTAACTGGTGTATTGACTGCTGGTAATACCTATTTAACAGCTCCCACTGATTTTCAAATGTCATTTTCATTAGCTGTAATAGATGGTGATGGTGATTATCATTATTTAGACAAGAAACATACTACATTCATGCGTGAGTACGCTGTAGATCCAACAGCAACGTCTGAAAGAGCAAGACCTTTATATTATGCAGATTTTGATAAAGAACTCTCTACAGCCTCTAACAATGGCTCTACGTTAATTGTAAGCCCAGTTCCAGACCAATCTTATAATGTAGAATTACACTATCTTTACAAACCAAATTCAATAGTTTTAGACACTACAGGAACCTGGATTTCACAGAATGCAAGAAATGCCTTATTATATGGTTCATTAGTGGAAGCTAATATATTTTTAAAGGGTGAAAGTGACATGCAACAGCAGTACGAGCAACGCTTTTTACTTGAAATAACTAGATTGAAAAATCTTGCAGAAGCTCGCGGAAGGAGAGATGAGTACCGGTATGATTCATTGAGGTCTACGGTATCCTAAAAAATACATGGAAAAAATTGAAAGTCTGAAGGGTAAATCAGTAGCCATAGTTGGTATGGGCAAAAGCTGGTTTGATTATAATCTTGCAAAATCACACGGAGTCCACTTTGATGAGGTATGGGCTATAAATGGTGTGGCTAGTGTAATATTTCACGATAGAGTGTTTATGATGGATCCTGCGTCTAGGTTCTTAGATACAGAAGATGCTGGTGGTCAAACAGATAGTATGGCTAAAATGTTAAAAGAACACAAAGGTCCTATATATACATGTGAGCTAGATGACAGATGCCCAGGTTTAGTTGATTATCCAATAGAAGAGGTAATTAAAGACACTAATTGCTATTACCTTAATAATACGGTTGCTTATTCTATAGCGTTTGCACTATGGAATGAGGTTGCTGTTTTAAAGATATTTGGTGTAGATTTCTCATACAAGGGCAACTTACATTTTGCAGAAGCAGGAAGAGGTTGTACTGAGTTTTGGTTAAGCAAATGTATTTCAGCAGGTATGCAAGTAGAAGTAGCAAGCACGTCTGGTTTACTTGATACAGATGTACCAGCAGAACAAAAACTATATGGTTATCATAGGTTATCAAATCCATTAGTTGTTATGTCTGACTCCGAAGGTTTAAAGGTTGAAAAATTAAATAATTTAGATATAAAGAAAAAAGTACATCAACCTG